GGTCGGTCAAGGTCGGCGGCTCCGTATGGGTCGCCGTCGAGGACGTGCTAGCGGCTGCGGCCTCGTCGCGCCGCCGCTGCACGACACGACACGCGAACCAGGTGAAGGTTGATTGACAGCGCCGCATGGCAGTTGTAACATCTGTGCCAACGGCAGAAGTGTCGAACAAGCCCCGAGGTGGTTACCGCCCGGGGCTTTCGTGTACCCGCCGATACGCGGCGAGCTCCGAGAGGATGAAGCATCATGGCGTGGTCATCGAGCGATCGCGCGTCGCGGCTCCCGCCTGACTGGGACGAGCGCCGCGCCTTCGTTCGCACCCGCGCAGGCGGCAGGTGCGAAGCACTCCTGCATGACGGGACACGATGCCCTGCAGCTGGTGCCGAGTGCGACCACGTCGAGCCTGGTGACGATCATCGAGCGACGAACTTGCAGTGGTTGTGCTCGTGGCATCACAAGCGCAAGACTCAGCGAGAAGCCGCGGCCGCATTAGCCGCAGAGCGGGCACGAAACGCCCCACGCAAGCGCAGGCACCCCGGCCTCATCGACTAGACCCCCACCAGGGACCCCCTCCCCACCCAACCAGAACACCGTCAAGAGCTGTCGGTTTTTGTTTGTACGGGTCTGAGGAAATGTCAACTGCTCGTAAACGTTGATAGCGCAACGTAAACGCTGGGCCGTGAGGTGAGGGCGTGGGGGAATTTAGAGGGGTGCTAGGGTGCCGTCCTGGTACACATTCTCTGTGACGGTGATGTATCGCCCCTGTGAATAGAACTCGATCCGCTGCCCACGCCACATGCGCTTGAAGCCACGCTGCGGGACGGCCGTCCCCCAGATATGCAGCCCACGCCCAGACGGCGAGACCTCAACGTAGGAGCCTTCGTAGTACGCGAGAAGAGCGCGAGCGGCCTCGTTGGGGATGCCATACTCATCGAGGCACCCGTCGAGGTCGATACAGCCGATACCGTCCCCGAGGACAAACCCCAGGGGAGCGCCAGTCGCGCTCGCGGCCGCATGAGTGCTCCACGTGCTCGGGTCAGTAACTGAAGCCCAACGCCCGGTACGTGAGCACAGCGGGCGCTTGTTCAGGTGGTTAACCCATCGGGGGCGGCTGGTGAGCTCGACGGGCAGGCCTCGTGGGGCTTGCGTCTGTGCGGCGCGGTGGTGAGCGACTCGGCATCGGGTCGAGCAAAAGCGCGCGTCGGCGCGCGCCCAGTGTCTGAGCGGAGCCGAGCAGTGTTCGCATGTCCTCACGTCTCCTATTGTAACGGATAATTCGTTGGTATTCTGCGGATAGGCGGGGGTGGTTATGGCTGGTCGTGGCCCCGCGCCGAAGCCGAAGGGCTCGCGAGCTCGCCGGAATAAGGACCCTCAAATCCTGCGCATCATCACGGCGCAACCTGTCGAGCAGCCGTCGCTGCCGGTCATCGAGCAAGTTGTCCTCGACGAGAACGGCAAGCCGAGGAAGAAGCGCTTCACGTGGCCGACGGTGACTCGCCGCTGGTGGAAGATGTGGGGAGAATCCCCGCTCAGCACGGAGTACACAGAAACAGACTGGTCATTCCTGCTCGACACCGCATACCTGCACGCCCAGTATTGGAAGGGCGATTCCCGAGTTGCGAGCGAGCTCAGGCTGCGCGTCGCTAAGTTCGGGGCCACACCCGAGGACCGCGCCAGGTTGAGGATTCAGTTCGCGGTGGCCGATAACCTTGAAGACGACGCCGACAGCGCCATTGATGATGTGGCGCCCGTTTCTGCGCGGGCGCGCAGACGGCAGAAGAAACTGAGGGCGGTGTAGCGTGCCCTGGCAACCGATCGACGAGGACGACGAGTTCCCGACGCTCGGCTACGACGTTGCGGACTGGATGATGGAGTTCCTCCTCATGCCAGACCGTGACGAGGACAGTGAGGAGCACATCCCGTTCGTGCCGACGCAGGAACAGATTGAGTTCCTCGCGAGGCTGTATGAGCTGGACCCGGAGACGGGCCGTCGAGTCAAGCAGCGCGCGGTGCTCTCGCGTCCGCGTGGGTGGGGTAAAAGCCCGTTTCTCGCAGCGATCTGCTGCGCTGAAGCTATGGGGCCTGTGCTGTGCGACGGGTGGGACTCAGATGGCCAGCCGGTCGGTGTGCCGTGGTCGACACGGAGGACCCCTATCGTGCAGGTCACGGCAACGACGGACGATCAAACGGCGAACACCTGGGACCCGCTCCTGGAAATGCTGCGCGGCTCTCCGGCTGAATCGGAGTACGGCCTCGACCCGATGGACTCGTTCGTGGCTCTGCGTCGCGGCCGCATCGAAAAGCGCACGTCGTCCGCGACCTCCGTCAAGGGGGCGAAAGCGGTCATGGCGGTCATGGACCAGACAGAGACGTGGCTGCCGTCGAACGGCGGCCCGAAGCTGGCGAAAACCCTCCGCTCGAATGCCGACAAACTCGGGGGCCTCACAATCGAGACCCCCAACGCCTACACGATCGGCGAGCGCTCGGTCGCGGAAACGACGGCGCGATTCTACGAGCTGATCCAGGCAGGCAAAGTCAAACCTGAAGCCGCGCGGGGTCTGTACTACGACCACCGTGAGGCCCCGCTCGACACAGACATTTCCGACCGCGAATCGCTCCTCAATGGCCTGCGCATCGCCTACGGGGACTCGGCAGCCGACCCGCGCGGATGCGCGATCCACGAACCCGAGTGCGAACCTGGATGGGTGGACCTCGAGCGAATCGCGGACAGCTTCTGGCATCCGGATAACGATCCCGCGGGGATGTGCTCGGACTTCCTCAACCAAATCACCTCGGCGTCGGACGCATGGCTCACGATGCCCGAGCTGCGAGCCATCGAAGACCACACGAAGCAGATCAGCTCCACCGAGCCGATCACGCTCGGCTTCGACGGCTCCGAAGGCCGGAAGATCGGCATAGCGGATGCAACGGTCCTGATCGGCTACTCGGTGACGCAACGGCACCTGTTCAAGGTCGGGATTTGGAGCCAGCCAGACGGCCCCGCAGGCGAAGGCTGGCAGCCGCCCCGCCTCGAAGTCGAGCAGACCGTGCGCGACGCTTTCGAGCGGTTCAATGTGGTGGGGTTCTATGCGGACCCGTCGGCGGGATGGGCTCAGGATGTGAAGGGTTGGGAGGCGCGTTACTCGCGCCGTCTGCGTGCCAAGATCAGTGCGTCCGAGCCGATCCGGTACCCGCAGCGCAACGTTGCCAAGACCTGCGAGAACTTCGCGCAGCTCTTGTCCGCGATCCACCAGGAACGCATCACGTATGACGGTGACCCGATGATCACGGCGCACCTGCTCAACGCTCGTAAATCACCCAGGCAATCGGGGTACGTCCTCGTTAAACCTGCGGATGACCAGGACTACTCGAAGATTGACGCCGCCTGGGGCGCCATGTTCGCCTACACGGCCGGACTCGACGCCGTCGGCAAGGGTGCAGCCAAGCAAACCAGCCGCCGGGCACCGAGGCGGCTCTACTAACCGCACTGGGGGAGGAGGCCCCGCCTCATGACGAAAACGCCCGAGGAATGGCTCGCCTACCTCACTGCCAAGATGGACAAGGAGCGTCCGCGAACGGACCTCCTGCGCTCATACACCAACGGGTCATCCCCCTTGCCGGAGATGGGCCCTAATCTCGCAAAGGCGTGGCTGAAGTTCCAGCGGCGTGCGCGCACCAACCCCGGCAAACTCGTCGTGTCCGCGCTCGCGGATCGACTCATCCCCAACGGGGTGACAGTCGGAGCCAGCGAGGACAGCCCCGCAGCTCAGGCGGCCGTGCGCATCTGGCGCGACAACCGCCTCAAAGTGGTCTTCGCGGACGCAATCTGGGACGCGGCCACCCTCGGCCACGGCTACCTCCTGGTCACCCAGGATGAAGACGGCCGAGCGTGTGTCACCTACGAGCGCCCCGAACACATGTACGTCGAGCCTGACCCGGTCCGCCCCTGGCGCGCGCTCGCGGCCGTGAAGGTCTGGCGAGACCAGGCGGCGGGCCTCGACCACCTCGTGATGTGGACTCCGGGCCTGCGCATGTCCTACACGCGCTCGGCATACGACAAGTCGCGGCAGCTGATCTCTCGGGTGTCCGGGGACTGGCGTCTCGACCTCGGTGGCGTCCAGCCCTTCGAGGGTGCGCCCCCGGTCGTGGTCCTCGAGAACAGGCACAGCATGGGCGAGTTCGAGCACGTGCTCGACCTGATCGACCGCATCAACTGGCAGACCCTGCAGCGCTTGGTCATTATCTCGATGCAGGCCTTCCGACAGCGAGCACTGAAGTCGTCTGAAGGGTCGGCGGGTCTGCCGGCCGAGGACGAGTCCGGGAACGCGATCGACTACCAGGCGATCTTCGAACCCTCACCCGCAGCCCTATGGGAGCTGCCCCCGGGTGTGGAAATCTGGGAATCGTCCCAGACGCAGATCACGGAAATCTTGAACGCGACCAAGGACGACTGGCGCGAATTGGCAGCCGAGACCGCAACGCCTCTCTCGATCATGCTCCCCGACTCCGCGAACCAGTCGGCGGCGGGAGCTGAGCAACCCCAGAAGGCACTCCTCTCCAAGGCAGGCGACAGGATCGAGCGCTTCAAGCCAGCGCTCGCATACCTCATTGTCAAGGCACTCGCGGTCGAGGGATACACGCTGGACGAGACGGAGACCGTGGAGGTCCTGTTCGTCCCGCCGCACGCTGTCTCCCTCACCGAGAAATACGCTGCGGCCGTCCAGGCACGCAACGCTGGTGAGGCGCTCGAAACCATTCAGCGCAACATCCTCGGATACAGCCCTGAGCAGATCGCACAGGACAAGCAACGCCGTGCTGAGGAACAGATCGCGTTGGCATTCGCACTCCAAGACAAGCCGCAGCTGACAGACGAGGTTGCAACGCCGAGTCCGGGGGGGACCCAGCAGACCTGAAACTCAGGTTTGACGCCCTCGGCACTGCGATCCGCGCCGGCGTCGCTCCTGACTCGGCATCGGAGGTCGTCGGCCTCGACGGAATCCGATTCACAGGCGCAGTCCCCGTCGCGCTCAGGCTCCCAGAGACACAGTCAGCGACACTCGAGGAGAAGTAAAAATGCCGGACCTGGACTCGCTCAACCGCCTCACTGAGGCGTATGACAGCCAGGTCCACGCAATCCGACAGCAGATCACCGCCTTCGGACAGGCCTACTGGGACTCGCTCCCGCACTACAGGGCCAGCGCCGTCGAGGACATGATTCAAGCGATCACCCCCAGAGTGACCGCAGGCCAGCTCCGCATAGCTGATCTGACCCGCGCATACCTCGCCCAGTGCGCCCGCGAGCTCGGTTGGAAGGTCGTCCTCCCGTCCATCGACCAGGACGAGATACGCGGCGCTCGCGGCGTCGACCCGCGCGTCGTCTACCGGCGCCCAGCCGTCGATGTGTACACCGCGCTCGCGGCTGGCAAGCCTCTGCCGCAGGCTGCGGCTGAGGGGCGGCTGAGGCTCACGCAGTTGATCGGTGGGGACATGCAGCTGGCGAAGGTGCATGCGTCTCGGCAGTCGATGCGGGGCTACCCCGAGGAGGGACAGTTCTACCGGCGTGTGCTCACGGGGCGAGAGAATTGCGCCCTCTGTGTGGTCGCGTCGACGCAGCGCTATTACCGTGGTGACCTGCTGCCGATTCACCCGGGGTGTGACTGCGATGTGCAACCTCTTCCTCCGGGCCTGGCGGTCAATCAGGTGATTGACGAGGACTTGCTCGAACAGGTTCACCAGATCACGGCGGACCGCCTCGGTGTCTCTGACCGGGGTGGGCGCACTCCGGATTATCGGAAGCTCCTGACGGTCAGTGAACACGGCGAGTATGGGCCAACGCTGTCGTGGGCACAGCCCAAGGCAAAGCCTAAGCCCAAGGCGGGGGAGTCTGAGCCGCCTAAGCCTCCCAAGCCCCCGAAGAAGACCACAGCACAACCGCCGGACGACTCCGATCGTTTAAAGCGCCTGATGAGCGTTCCTGCCGAAAAATGGCATAAGACGCTTCAGTATGAGGGTGGGGACGTGACAGGGATTCCCGGAGAATTCCTGTATCCGGGGCATGGGGACGGACGGGTGTTTATCCCGGCAGTTTCGGCCAGAAAACCGCCCAGTGAGCATGAGGTGCTCACGGCGCTGCGCCTCGCGGAAGAGGGAATGGACGTGCTGTTCCGCGTTGATTCGCGCGAAGAAGGCGTGAAGAACCCAGACGCGGAAATGAATCAGCAGGTCTGGGAGTTCAAAGCACCCACGGGGGAAGGCAAGAACACCGTCGATTCGCAGATGAAGCGAGCGGGGAAACAGGCTGAACGCCTGGTCCTCGATCTGCGCCGTAGCAAGCTCGACGATAGGGAAGCGATCGGGGATATTCGGCAGGGTATGCAGGGTCGTCATCTTACCCAAGTGATTGTCGTAGATCATGCAGGAAATATTGTCCACATTCCATGAGTGTGGTACCCTAGTGGTGAGGACACTAGGCAGCCCCTTCGGGCAGCCGGGGTGTCCTCACTTCATATAGCTCAAAGTCACCGGCCATGGGCGCAATGCCCGGGTCGGTTTTTGATACCCCAACCAGTAGCCCCCAGCCGTAACGGTGTGGGGGCTTTCGTGTACCCGGAATGGGAGGAATCACCATGAAGAACCACCTGAAGCACCGTCCTTACCTTCGCTTCGTCGACGCCCCGTCCGCAGAAACGGGAGGGGACGCGCCGGCCGCGCAGGAAACCCCAGCAGCTGCCGCTGAGGATACCGCCCAGCAGGTTGACTGGGAGGCTGAGGCCCGGAAGTGGAAGGAACTGTCCCGCAAGAATGAGGCTCGGATGAAGGAGAACGCCGAAAAGGCGCGCCTCTATGACGAGGCTCAGGAGCAGGGCAAGTCCGAGCTGCAGAAGGCGCAGGAAGCGGCAGCGAAGGCTGAGGCGCGAGCTGCGGCGATGGAGGCCGAGGCGCTGCGCGCTAAGGTCGCGGCGGCGACTGGCGTGGACGCGGACCTGCTGTCTGGCTCGTCAGAGGAGGAGCTGAGGGCATCTGCTGAGCGTCTCCTGGCATGGCGAGGCGCTCAGGTCCCCAAGGGTGCTCCCGCGGCTGATGCGGGGGTTCGTGGTGACGAGATCAGGGCTGCCAGACAGCTCACCAGGGATGACCTCAAGAAGATGTCTCCCGCAGAGATCATCAAGGCCCGTCAGGACGGGCAACTGAACAACATCATGGGCATCGCATAAGCGAGCCAAGAAAGGACACACAATGACTCTCACGCATTTCATTCCGGAACTGTGGTCGGCCAGCATCCTCGAGAACTTCCGCCGTGACACGGTGCTCGTCGGGATGGCGAACCGCGAATACGAGAAGGCCTTCACCGCGGGCTCGAAGATTCACATCCCCGGCATCGTCGATGTGAAGGTGAAGGACTACAAGACCGGCGCGGTGACTGCGTCCGGCGGCGCTAAGGTGCCGCGCACGACCGTCCCCGATGCCGTGGAGTCCACGGGCATCGAGATCACCATTGACCAGGAGAAGAGCTTTGACTTCCTGGTCGATGACATCGACGCAGCGCAGGCGAACCAGTCTCTGGATGCCTACACCAAGTCGGCGGCGGCAGCGCTCGTCGAGGACGCGGAGACCTTCCTGACCGCGATGCTGACTTCCAAGGGCACGGCGGTCACGGGCATCGCGAACCCGACGAACTGGGAGACCGCATACGGCGCAATCCTGAA